CCTTTTAGAATGTGCAATTAAAAATAACAACCATATTTCTGACTTATTATCTATAAAATATTGAGTAATAATCGGTTGTAAATACCTGCTCTGTATTCTTGGAGATAGCGAAACTTAGATTATATTCAGTCAATGCACGTGTCGGTTGTACTTGCTGAATCCATGTATCTGAAACCTCTACATCAAACTCCAGATTGGTTTGTACCGCTAGATTCAACGTACCGCCATCAATGCCGAACTGATATTCATTACGGGCAATAAGGATAGCACCTTTATACATCTGATAGATTGACACTGTATCAGCCACATTCTCATCTTTCGGATTATAGAATACAATCTTAGCCTCCCTAGAATCATAAGTTTCATTAGGAGATATAGTATAATGGTGTGTATGCGTAGAGACCGCACGGCTTTGAATCTCCGTTATCCAATCTATATCGGATAACATTTTAACCTCATAATCGAGTGTACTTTTAATTTCAATATCCACATTCCCACCTTCTTCTGGAATAGTGAAATCCTTTTTCGTCAGAGTTATAAAGTCCTCAAATCCCTGATAAACTTTAATTGTTTCCGATAGCTCTCCACTCTTGATTATAATTTCACCTTCTCGCTTATCTCCGGTTTCATTAGGTTCTATGGTGAAATTCAGATTACTTGTAGTCAATGCACGTGTCTTTTCGGTTTGCTGTTTAATCCAATCAGCCCTTGCTTCAACCTCAAAGTTAATATTAGCTTTCACCTCTACACTGATATTTCCTCCCTTACTTGCTACCTCATATTTGGAAGAAGTTACGGTTAAAGCGTCTTTCTGTTTCTGGGTTACAACAATGTTTTTAGAATCCGAACCACATTTCAATACAACTGTTGCATTGCGTTCATCGTATGATTCATTGGCTGTCGTGGTTATAGTTATTTCATTCTTACCTTTACTACCGGAAGAAGGAGTAACAGCAATCCAACTTTCGGCACGAGTATTGACTAAAGATGCAGTCCAATCAGCAGTAGCAGTGAATGAAATGCTTACCGTACCGCCTTCTTGCGATAGTACGGGATTTAGATTCTCCGAACTTGGTATTGTTATTTCTGGAGAAGGTTCGGGTGGTGTAGGCTCATTGTTATCATCCTTACAAGAACATACTACGGAAAGAAGTAGTATGAATAATGGGAATAAATAAAAAAATCTTTTTTTCATAAGATCAATCATTATAAGGTTTATTATTCCAGATTGTTATCTAATTGTTTCTTCAACTTACTTGCCATAGGTTTGAAAGTCCAGTAAGTCAATGCGGCAGATATGGGTGCACCAATTAATGGAATAACTTTACCTGCACCTTTTGCAAAACTGTCTTTTGTTAATCTTATACCAATCCATTTTCCTACTTGCTTCGCTACATTATAGAAACCATATCTTGTTAATGCTACTCTAGGGAGTCTTTTTACAACTTGTTCTGCTAATGCTTTAGTTATTGCATTTATAGCTTGAACAGCCTCACGAGATCCCATCATAGCACCTACAAATAAAGTAAGGATGTTCGCTGTTTCATCGTTTAATTTACCTTTTTCATCTTGTAAATCAGGCCAACCGTATAGATAAAGTAATTTTTGAGTTAAAGCAAAGATGTGGGCATAGAACTGTGCTATATCTGCTGGAATAGCCGCTGCCAAAAACCAACCACCAGGTAAACCAGATAATGCAGAAGCAGAACAGACCAACGTTGTATGCCAATTTATACAACCATTTGCAATCTTATTCAGTTGACTTTTAGTCAGGACCTTTGTCGGAGAGTCACTAATGGCTAATGCTATTTGCTCTGAAGTGCAATAAGGAGCTAACTCTTTTTGAATAAATTCTATACGATTAACTTTTACAACAGGCAGGGCAGTTGCTGCTTTTAGTGTTTTGTTCCATAGTTCCGTTGTTTCCATAATACTTCCTTTACACACCTATAAGTCCTCCAAAGTCAGCATTAGATTTAACTATACAAGAAAGGCGTGAGAACTTGTCCTGCTATTCATCAAGATCTGGTGTCTGGAAATACCTACTTGGAAATGAATATGAAGAAACAATACTCACGCCATTGGCTATGTAGAATGATACAGCATTGGCTATACCATATACATGCAAACAGAATGAGCGTTACATTGTCCCTATCCTTCCAAGTTTCAAAATTTTCCAGACTTTGATCTTAGGATAAAGCAAAAAACGCTTTCTATACATCCGACCATTTCTCCGATCAGACACCGCAAAGATAGTATTTTTTGTTCAATGTAACGCTCTTATTATGAGTATTATTTCTTCAAATATAAGGAAAACAATACCTTCTGGAACGGTAAAATTAGAAAAATATCATTGAACGGCGGGCTTTGAAATGAAATCAAATGTAATATTCCGTTCATTTTTACATCATAATCATCTATGAGTTAACCGAAGGCTGGTTTTATAAGAACTATACCAAGGTTATTAATCCACTTAAGCGGCGTGAGCCTACAACTAACGAAAGAATACAATGAAACTTTTCTTATGCAACTTTTTTTGTCAGAATCGGTATTATTACTTAAAAAGAATAGATTGCATAAGGAAAAATATTGTTGCGTTCCGTTTACTCACATACCCTCCTAATGAACAAATAGAAATATTGCAGAAAAAGAAAAATAAGAGAAGCCAAGCATTACCTTAGCCTCTCTTTTTCTTTATTTGTCTATTCCACTACCGTAAACTCGTGAAAAGAGTACCAAACATCATCATCTTCTTGTTCGTCCATATATTCTTCCAATGCAGTTTCAATTACATTCTTATCCGGCTCTACCATCTTGCCTACTATCTCAGAAACACATTGAGCCGCTTCTTCGATAGTTGTAAAATACTCCGAATCATCATTGCCCGAATCCAAGTAGTAACGTTCCGGGAAATATTCGCCACCTGCATCATTCGTGGAATATACACAACATCCCGATTCTTCCTCTTGAAAATATACTTTAATGGATGGGAATTTTTCTTCGATAATATTTCGTACTCCTTCCTGCTCACACCAAGCTGTGGATTGACAGATAGTGAGAATATTATTATTCAGTTCATAATAAGTGATTTCGCCACGACATCTATACTTTTCCCAGTTACCTCCTAGTTTTGTGACTAAATTTCCCAGCCACCACTTGCCAAAGCCATTTTTCTCAATGCTGGTCTTACGTCTATCAATATACTTCAAGATCTTATACAACGACTTTACTTCCTTCAAGTCACCGACACATTTATAAGTACAATCGCACCAGTTAGGCATAATCCTCTACCTCCCTTCCGTTTTCGTATCTGCAAATATTCAATTCCTCAGTTGTCATCCATTGGCAGTTACTGAGCCTGAATCCGTACTTTTCTTCGATAGTTGAAAGGAAAGATTCAAAGTCCTCATATTCCTCCGATTCTCTTAATTCTTCATCCGTCAGCTTTATGATATTCAAACAGCCCACACAAAAGTCTAAAATTAAAACATACCTTGGTTCCATAATTTCAATCTCATTTTAAGTTATACCTTTTGATTAATTTATATACAGTCGATTTTGAGAAGTTACATCCCTGAGAAGTAACGAAACCTTCCCTGTTCAAAGTGTCTGCCATGTTTTTCAGGGTGTATTCTTCCTTGATTAATGTCCGAAGCATCGCAACGGCTCTTTTGTTATTAGGGTTGTTGTCAGCTTTCTCCTTACAACTTCTGATACTGTTCCGGATGGCTTGTTTATGCTTATCCATCAAGTGCTCAGGATTACCCAATTTAAAACCTCTTGCTTTCTTGGCTTGTAATGCAGATTTGGTTCTTACCGCTATCAGTTCCGCTTCGTATTGGGATATTGCGGATAAGATATGAAGTACCATTTTATTTGCTTGTGGGAAATCACAGAAGACAATCTCCACATCACTCTCTAAAAGGTTTGACAGGAAGGAAACATTTCTCGCCAGCCTGTCCAGCTTGGCTACGATAAGTATCGCGCCTTCTTTTCTGCAAAGGCTCAACGCTTCTTTCAGTTTGGGTCTCTCTTTTTTACGGCCGGATTCTATTTCTATATATTCAGCAACTGGAACTTTGTTTTGAAGGTGTTTATGTATTATCTCCCTCTGTGCCTCAAGTCCCAGTCCTGAATATCCTTGTTTTTGTGTACTTACCCGTAGATAAGCCACATATTGGGTTCCATTCTTCATTGTTATTCGTTTTTTAACAATAGTTCCACTGCTTAGATGGACGTCTAATCTTTGGAACCATGTCGGTTGGGCATAAAAAAGGGGGAATACATGAGTTTCTATAATCTGAATTCTCACATATTCCCCGATAACATAAATTATCGTCTGCCTTATACGGCTACCTTATATATAACTCCGTATTTGGAGCAGATAAAATCATAGGAGGCTAAACCATAACTGACGGTATCATTTATTACAGCCACTATCTTATCAAGCGGCACACAATCATAGGTGATTTCTGTTTCCTCATTTTCTGGTTTAACTGTTATCTGATAAAGGTTCAGTTCTGCTAAGTAACGAACCTCAATCCAACACTCGGTTTTGAAAAGGTAAAACTCAGTACCTTTATCTGTCACCTTTATGTCATTAAAGTCCAATCCCCAACCAAAGGGGAGAAAGGATTTTTGCAAAGCATCATGCCAGATTACTTTTGCTATTTTCTCGTTTTCGTTCATAAGTCAAAGTCCTAAGATGTAGTTCATAACTTTGGCATTGTAGTCCTCAACCAAATAGTTCTCCACATTTTGGTCAATCACTTCAGCCAGATTATCTAAATACACATCATCAATTCGTTTCACCTCATTCCCTTCTTCATCATAGAGAGAAACTTGAAATAGATCCACTCCTTCAATATATGTAACTCTGACATTCCCTATATGAAGGAAACCCTGTATATGGAACTCTAAAGCATCGTCACTACAAACAAAGCTGTCCGTATCGACTCCCCAGCTCATAGAAAGGGAAGGGTTAGCGGCAATGATACTCCAAATGTATCTCGCCATTTCTGTTGTTATCTTCATTTTTTTGCTGTTTTATTATCAATCCATCTTTTTGCTGCATCCAAAGACTGAAAATGTTTGGTTTCTACTTCGTCATCGTCATTGAGTGCAAAGGCTTGAAAATCTGCTGTAGAAAACTGAATAATCAAGTTTTCATTATAAACCAGTTCTTCAGCCATAGTATTCTTTCATATAACAGGTTTCACACAAAGAACCATAGTCGTTTACATCACTACGGCTCATAGGTTTACCACAATAATCGCAATGTCTTACCACTTCTTCGTGCATATATCTTGCGACTTCCATTAACGGTGTTCCGGAATAGGAAACCGTTATCTTACTTTTCTTAGTTATCTTCTTCTTTGCCATTGTCATTCAGTTTATCGTTATACTTGTTTTTTATGTAGGCGGTCAGAATAGCTTTGATAACCTTAGCTCTGTCTGCCCGGTCGTAATTGGCTGGAACATCATGCTCATAACCATTTCTAAAAGACTCGTGTAGCTTTCCCAGACATTGATTTTCAGATCTGTTATCCAAGAAATACTTTAGCTTATAATCCGTATAGGTGTCTGTATCGTCTCCTTGGATGTAAACTGAGAGATATATTTCATCCTTTTCGCTATTCCAGATTGAAGTTACATTGCTGTTCCAGTTGTTGCCGGTATCAGAAAGGAATAGCGTTTTGAACTTATTTCTCGCTTTTCCTGAATCTCCTTTTCCAGCCTCCTTGATTATTCTGAGGATGGTAGTGTAGGAGATTGAGAGTAATTCGCTTTCACTGAGAGAGTTTATAATCTCCAGTTTCTTCTTGGGAGCGTATCTTTTGAATAGCTCCACGTTGATATTTGTTGCCATATTGCTTATTGCTTTTGTTCGTTAATGACTGTGAATTTCTGACGCAACCCTTCAATTACGTCTGCAAACTCTGTAAACTCTTCGTAATTCATTTTGGCTCCGTAAGATTTGATTTCGATAGAGCCACCATTAGCTGTGTTAAGTGTAAGAGTAATATCATTTTCTCCCTTAACTATTTGACTGATTGCTATTTCGTATTTCATCGTTTTAAGTTTTATATAAAAAGAAAGCGGGGAGAACTTCATTATTTCAGAAATCCTCCCCGCTGTTGAAAGTGGGTCTGTCGCTTTTATACCGCTATCATAAGACTTCCTGCGACATTGGAAGTCTTTTCGTAAAGAGAGTAATCAATCTCAGGGTGTTCAGCTTTCAGTTTGCTGGTATTGAGAGAGATTCGTGTACTTGGCATTTTTCTGGTAAGACGCATCGTTTCGGTAGTCCAGGTCTTTACTCCTGAACTTTCCATATCGGAGAGAATCTTGGCTTTGATTTCTGCCAGTCTTTCCTCCGCATCATTCTTGGTTTGGATGAGGGATCTGATTTCATCTTCCATAAACTTATACTCTTCTGGAATGCTAAAAGGGTTATTGAAATTTTCTTCTTTAAGATCTGCTTCTAACAATTCCTTGCAGATTTCGGAAGGTATTCTGTTTACGAAGATAACTTCATTGATATGGTCAACAGTTCCATCCTTCTTAATCTTGTTACGAAGATGGATGATGAAAAGCTTGTCAATCTTAGCCTTCTTGTTCTGTAATTCAAAGAAGTAAGCATAAAGACTGAGTTGCCATCTTGCTTTTTCGAGTTTCTCTGAGGTCATTACGCCATAGGTCTTAATATCGCCTATACTGAAAGTGTCATCAGAAACTCTATATACCTTATCAATCATGGAAGCCCAGTTCTTGTTGTCTGAAACAATATATTCAGAGGCTTCATGAACCAGTCCGTGTTCTTTACAGATTTCAATATAATCCGCTACTTCCACGGTTCCATCATTGTTCCAGTTCTTGTCGAAATCTTCAATGGAAGCGTGTACGTTTGTTCCGTAGGTAGCTGCTGCATTGAGAACAGCTTCGTCCACGTTATCATACTCGTCAGGAAATAATTGTCTTTGAATCATTCCTGTTATACCGCTCAGCTGTTTGTCACCAAGCCAGTATTCGTGAGGTTCTTCTAAAAAGATTACCTCACTGTTTTTCAGTTCAATTCTTTTTGTTGCCATAATCATGCTACTTGGTTAAGTTGTAACTTACGCTCCGTAAAGAGAGCCTTGATTTCACTGTTAGAATCCACTTCGTTCTTATGTTGCTGATACAATCCCATAAGTGCCTGCTGATTAATACAAGCGTTTAGGGCTGCTTTTATCCCAGCGTACTTCTCCAATGGTTGCTGTGTCGTTTTGGTTTTACGGGTTGTTGTTTTCTTTGATGCTGTTTCTGCATTTTGGCCGGCATCCGAACTTTCATTCTCCGGCACATCTTCTCCGGCATAGATATACAATCCCAGCCCGAACATGGCGAGGTTCTTTACAAGGCATCGCATCAGGGTCTTGTTGATGTCGAACATAGTGGCAGCTTCTACTTTCTTTTCGACATACTGCTTCTTGAACTTGTCATATACATTATAAGTATAGGGTTCAAACTTCATGGCTTTATTGGCACCATTCATTACAGGTAGCCACATTTCATGGGCGATTCCATCTACGGTTACTTCTGTATATACGACAATCCCCACAAACGGATCCGCAAAATAAGGAAGTCCTGTTGATGGATGTTTGACAATCTTATACGTTGCACTAGGGTAGCATCGCTTAAACTCTGCCCAAGCGTTTGCCCAGCTTAAATAAGTCAGGTCGTTGTACTTCTCAACTTTGTCGCTGAGGTCTAATGAATAAAGCGCATCAAACATGACGGCTCTTCTTTCGTCATCCGTAGCATTTGCCGGGATGACAGGTTTTTGGAATTTACACATAATGATAAAAAATTAGTGGTTGATAATCCGATAAAATAAAAAAAGGGAGATACACAGAATCTTGGTTTGATGAATAAACTTTGATAATGTGTACCTCCCCTTTTAAAAAGTAGGGTTAGTTGTCAGTTGAGAAACCATGAATAGCCTTCGGTATCGTTACCTTCTATGGCTCTTTGGATTCCCAAAGCAAAATCGGTGCAGTTTTGGTTGCGTTCAAGCCAACGGTCAATGTAAGCTGATTTGGCCGCTTCGTTGGCGAGTTGTAACAGGTTCCAACAGGTTATGTTCTCGTTTTCCTTCTTCCCGAAATTAGGATTGGAAACATATCCTTTCACCATCGCATTTACGGCTTGGTCACCCATTTCCAGCGATGGCAGGTTTCGTTGTTCGTTTACAGGTAGAAACTGATATAATCTTAATCTGCCTATGATTTTACAGAACAATTCTTCGGAGATTGCTGTTGATTGCAAATTCTCCAGAAGATTGAGTGTTTCTTCTTTATGAGGATTGAAACCGCTGAACAGTTCCAGAGCCTTCTGCGTGATGTCCGCTTCAGTCATACATTCTATCGTTCCTGAAAATCCATCGCACGTCAGGCAGAGATTTGAACACACTTTTACTTTCCAACCAACAAAGATTTTAAACTTCATTGCGGTCTGCCCTCTGTATAGCTTGTCTTCACTGTAACTTCTGACACCTCCGACAGTCAGATTAACATTCTGTCCGTTGATGGTCTGAACCAGTCCTTTTATATGTGTCACCCATGCAAGACGCTGATAGAATATGGTTTTCTCATCTTCTCTTAGTTCGCTTGCTTTCTTGTGCTGAGCTGATGGAACCCTCCCGATAATGGGGTGTGATACCCTGCATTCAACAGGTGTCATTTCTCCGAATATCTGTCCTGCCGCTTCTGTTACAGCACCGATGAAATTCTGGTGCGATATGGTCAGGCTGTTGTCGCAGAACGTTGGAATTACGTTCTTCTCTGTAAGTTCTTCCAATGTGATACCGGAAGTGTTGCTCTCGATGAAGTTAGGATGAAACTTCTGATTTTCTTCTGATACTGTTGCTGTATCTTCAATACCTGTAATCACTGCTGCCTGTTCTTTGATAGAATCGGCTGCTTGTCTTTTTGTTGTTCTCATTTTACTGTTATTTTTTAGTTGGTTGATAAAATCTGATAAAAACAAAAAGCCAAGAGGTCATTTCTTTGCTTTTACAAATATTCCTCTTAGCTTCTTTATGCCTTTAAGTATCGAAGTTGCTACCTCCAATACCGTTATTATTATGTCCTGTGTCTTGTCATAATCCATTCACGGACATTTTATCAGTTTTCAGTAACTGCATTATCTACAGCCACTTTACTTGCAGCGGATTTTTTCTTGGATCTGCTGCCATACTTCTCAACAAGTTCAATTACTACCGAACCTGCAACAATAATCTCAGCTACATACGCTGCGATTTTAATTCCTTTCATTAAATTTCCCATTTCTCTTAAATTTTAGTTTGTTAATAATATTGTTTTCTATTCTCTTATATACATTTTTCATATATAAGGCTTTGAGGGGAAATCAAGGAAATGGGGAGAAAAAATAAACCAATCTTTCGACTGGTTGTGATAGTTGAACCGTTGTAAATAGCTCCTCGCATTTACTTGGCCTATCATGCGGCATACATTCTTTCGTGGGGAACTATGTCTTGTCCATATACTAAAATTGCTACGCATCATCGAATCTCCATCTTATCCATCGTCTGAAAATAAGTGTGACCCGGTAAATTATTTTTTATATATGCTTGAAGCTACGCACCTTATCTTAATGGTGCATGAATAATGCTTCAAGTTATTTTCTCATATATAAGAGTTTGAGGTGATTTAAAGAGGAAATAAAAGCAATAATCCCTATTACTCAATAAAATTAGAGCATAGGGATTATTATGTTATAAAGGGATATACTTTAGTAATCAGAATCTCCTGTAAACGTATCCATAAGTTTATCCATCTGCTCGCCTATGCACTTGTCTATTAGCTTTGCATAGTGGGCAGTCATTCGTGTATTGGTATGTCCCAACATCTTAGAAACGACTTCCAGAGATATGTTATTGGCTAAAGTAACGGTACTTGCGAATGTGTGCCTACTTGTGTGAAAGCAAATTCGTTTATTGATTCCACAAAGTATAGCTATATCCTTTAGATATTTGTTGATGTCCGCAGGGTCTTGAATAGGGAGTAGTTTCTTTCCACCCTTGTACTTATCCAATATCAGTTTGGCAATAGGGAGTAGGGGAATGCGTGATAGAACTCCTGTCTTAACTCTACGCTTCTTAATCCATATTCTGCCTGCACTGTCCTTCTCAAAGTGTTCTGGTGTCAAGGTCTTAATGTCAATGTAACTAAGCCCAGTGAAGCACCCAAAGAGGAACATATCTTTAGCTCTCTCCAATCGTGGCAGGGGAGTATCAAAGTTGATTATCTTCCTCAATTCTTCTTCGTCCAAGAAATCAACTTCCACAGGTTCACGTTCTACTTTATAAGTAGTGAATGGGTTGAAACTAATGTAAGCATTGGCTACGGATAGGTTGATAATTTTCTTCAATAGTTTTAAATGCTTGGTGCATGAGTTTTGTGCCATACCTTTATCAATTTTTAAGAACGAATGAAACGACTGAATGAAATTAATGTTCAGTTCACGTAAATATAAATCGTCACGTTTGTATTTCTGTTGAACAAACTCCCTTAATAATCTGATGGTATAGACAGATACCCAAAGAGTGGCTTTAGAAACTCCATTGCCAACAAGTTTTTCTTGTTCTTTGTTGTGTTCTTCAAAGACTTCAAATAGGCTTTTCTCTTTTAGAGATTCTACTTTATCAAAATAAGCGTCACGTAATAGTTCCGCTGTGATTACAAAACCTCTATCTAACAATTCTGCTTCTTTTTGATAGAGTTTGGCTCTGATAGCCTTTAGATAGTTGTTTAGACTTTGGGCTTCTTTATCCTTGCCTTTTACTTGTTGTTTGGTTTTATCCCAATTACAGGATTTTACTTTTTTACCTGTAGAAAAAGCACATCTTTCTCCATTAACTGTGAGTACTACCTCTATTGAAGCTGTACCATCTTTCCTAACTCTGCTATCTCTTATGAAGAATAAGATAGCAAATGAACTTCTTACCATAGTTTAATCATTTAAAATTAGACATTGGGAAGTCCTTTAAAATGTGATATATCTTTCTGTATATTAGATAGATGAATTGATTTTTGTGTGCAGTTTTGAAAAAACATCAAATTGCACACAGATTGCACACAAAATAGCCTCAATTTAGCTCCAAATTAAGGATAATCAGCCACGTTTACCCTTAGAGATTCAAGCTCCATTTAAGCTATAATTTGCTTCAATTCCATCATTCAATCACAGCTAATTATAAGAAGAATAGCAAAAGGAAATGAGTATTAGATAGGGGATAAGCATTGCAGTACAACTAAAATAAAAATCCCCATAACCATTACGGCTACAGGGATTTATATATTAGCAATGCATTATATTACTTGCTCAAAGCTTGAGCCACGTCAACCGCACAAGCCACTGTACATCCTACCATCGGGTTGTTACCGATGCCCAGGAAGCCCATCATTTCTACGTGAGCGGGAACTGATGAAGAACCTGCGAATTGAGCGTCGGAGTGCATACGGCCCATGGTATCGGTCATACCGTAAGAAGCCGGTCCGGCAGCCATGTTGTCCGGGTGCAGAGTACGACCAGTACCACCACCGGATGCCACTGAGAAGTACGGCTT